GTCAGCAGAATAGCGCCACAGTCACCTTTCTTGGTGGTCGCGGTATGAACAACGCAGACACTACCATCGGTGGCTTTGGCGATTTGGAAAGTGCAAGAGATTCGCTCTCGAGGCGTCAGCAAAACCCCAGCATACTGTTGGGCTTTGACGTCACCTTCACCCAAACATTTAAATTGTTTGACCGGAAGAGCGATGCTCTGGAAACTCTTGGGAAGAGGAATGGCACAAAAGTCATCCTTGAACTGACCCTTATACTGCTTGGGCGTCGAACCGATAGCGTTCAACTCACCTGAGACGATAGTGTACGGGGGGCATTCATGGGACGAACTGGAAGAAATCTCATTGATGAAATGATGGGTGGTCCACATGAAAACGTCTTGCGTTTTGGATGCGCGGACCACTATTCCATCAAGGAGACGATTTTCTTCGCGACAACCAGTATCCTCACCAGAGTAAATTGAAGCAAAAGCTCGTTTGACACTCTTTTCGAGAGCGTCAGTAGACAAGTTACGACCTTTACCCTCAGGAGTTGGCTTTTGGAAAGTGTAATAATCATCGACGATTTTCTCACCCTCATAATACGGCCAATTTACAGCACCTGAGGTTTTGGCGGCAACTTTTCGAGCAATTTTGCCATGGCCGCGAGATTCAGCGACCATACGAGAGTTGGAGAAGTGAAGACTCTCCCAACCCATATGTTGGCGCATTGCGTTGATTTTCTCTTCATCAGAGATATCAGCGTGAACCAATGCGTCGAAGAAAGGATCCTCATCACGATTCTGTTCAAGTCGTTTGAGAACCATACGATCAGTCATATGACAGAAATGACCGAGCACGGCATCGGCAATACTGCCCTTGCAGCGCTCCGGATCATCGCGATGAGCGCGAAGACTGTCAGATATGTCTTCTCTAAGATCAGAGTCAAGGCTTCGCCAGACATCGTCCCTCAACAGGGTTTCAATGTCCTTAGTGCTGGAAGCACCATAAAGACGCGTCAAAAGACCGCGCACTCTGTCTTGACGTTTAACGTACTTGGTCTTCTTTTTAGCCTCTGTGTTAGCTTTAGCGAAAACGGCTTCGTAGTGACCTGCTGTAGCCTTGCTGATAGGCAAGGTGCCGGTTTTACGGAAGCGAGCAACCAAGTGCGTAGGGAGTGATTTCTCTTTCTTAGAACTTTTAACCACATAATCGGCTTTGTCACCACCAGCGTTCACATCAGGAACAAAAACTGTCTGGGTGGCATAGGCCTTAATGCGCTTGGAGTAAACCAAAAGAACAATCACAGGAATAAGAAGGGCTATAAGGACCACAACAATCGAAATCTTCATCTTGTTGCGGTCGCAAAAGGACTTCAACCTCTCGGGACGCACAAAATTGACACGTCCAGCAAGGGGAGCCACATTGTTGGAGGTGGATTCCCAAATTTGCCGAATTCCAGCTTGCATGCCTGTCTCAGGGACAGCATCATAAGCAGCTCGAATTCGGGCAAAGAAACCCGCTCTTTCAACAGGAGAATGGTCAAGATCAACCACTGGAGCTTCAAGAATTGGTTCAGGCAATTGGCCGACAATTTCTTGAATACCTTCAAGTAGCTGATTTGGAATCTCTACAGGAGTAGGTTCCGAAAAATCATCATCACTAGCAGTATCAAAACTAGTGGAAGAATTGCTTTGAGGCTCTGGAAGGGCCAAGAAAGCATCATCACCATAACTCATATCGCCTGGGCTTACGAGAAAGGTGTTGAGAGGAGAAGGGTAATAAGGAACCGAGCGCTCAAAGAGAGTGGTACCATAATGGCGCATGATAACAGCGTCGGTAATCTGAACTCGCTGGACGCACAAGGTGGTTCCGAATTGTTCGCGAATTTTTCCATACAGCATATCTTCAATACGCTGCATGCCAGGGGTCTTGACCCCAAAGTAGAGATGAGAATCGTACAAACGACTTGAGGCAATGGGGAAGATGTTGTGGGGGTCAGTTACAACCAGCCACGAACCGTCTAGCCCCAAGGCGTACAATTCAACACGACCACCAACGCGGTCGATGCCGCGACCTCGGTGGTCAGCGCAAACAAACTTCAACACACGAAAACCGTTGAAGTCTGATTGCTTAGAAGCGGTGATGGTAAATTTACCAACAAACTTTTGGGGGCCGTAAGGTCTACGGAAAGCAATAGTTCGATCAGAACCTGTGTTGAGAGCATTATTTAAAGCAAAATGCAATCGAAGATGGACATTGAGGTTGGTGTTTTGGATGATTTCGTACTCACCAGGAAACGTGTCGGTGGTCGCCTCTCGAATAAATGGAGCGCCAACATCGACAGTGTCGGTAGAGAGCTGAAAATCCTCAGAATACACAGCAGTGCCTTTAGACTGCGGGACAGCAGTTGCCAAACGATTGCTGGAAGAAGCAATAGTGCTAAGAGGTCTGGAGATAAAACTCAAGACATTACACAGTTCTTTTTGATCAAAGAAAAAGGAGACCAAAATGAGGAGAGACAACGCCACTTGAACAGCAGCGTTGGCAACTCCAACGGCCTCAGCCATCGCGTTACGATCACGCGATTCAGGAATATTATCAATAGCAGCCAAATCAGCCTTAATGATAACCTGGGTGTTGTTGCGGACAGCGAGGATCTGCTTAACTATGGAGAAGAGTTGCATCTTCTTCACGTTAATAACCTCGCCCTCACGCACACGGTAAACGATGTAAGCAGCGATCAGCACGATAAGCCATACCGCGGCTATTACAATCGGGAGCTTCCAAGAAGAAAGAACCAAGGATGAAAAGAGGAAAGGAACCAGGCACAAAACTGAAAAAAGCAGGACGAAGATCGACCCACCAATGAATAACGTTTGTTGTGCCGCATCCACAGCTTTCTTTTCAAGCGCCTTCAGCACTTTCTCCTCAGTAGGAAAGTTGCAACCCATGCGAGAAAGAATTTCGCATGAAAGGTTGTGCAACGTGAAAGCAATCGTGTGAACGGTACCATGTCCAATGGACGTGAAACCCTTGTCGAATGCGGAATACAAGCCAGCAAACAGTGTGACCCCATGGCCAACAAAATTTGCGGGTTCAAGAGTGAACATAGCCTTAACACTTTGCATGTTAAAAGCTCGATCATAGGCGCCAGTAATCACTGGGCCTAAACCGCCCAAAAGCGCA